GATGGTTTGTTCCAGCATACTACATGGATGGTAACTTCAAAGACAAAAATGGTAACACCATGATGAAAGAAGCCATTGAAAACTATGAAGAAAGAAGAGCGGTAAAGAGAAAAGCAAACTCAGCTGAAGCTATTGATGGTGAAATGATGAACTACCCTCTTAAGCCTTCTGAGATGTTTTTAAATGCTAGAGGTAACATATTCCCATTAGCTGATTTAAAGGAAGTAGCGGCCACAATAGTCACTAAAAAACATGACTATGAGAACCGTCATTGGTTTGGAGAATTAGTAATGGAAACTAATGGATCTGTTAAGTGGGAAAACACCTCATCTAAAGATTTAGTAAGAGAATGGCCTATAAAAGACAATAAAAACAAACCTGGAGTTATAGAAATAGCTGAGATGCCAAAAAAAGGTGCTGACGGTGATATAATACAGGGTAGATACATAGTTGGAACAGATACATATGATGATGATGAATCCTCAACTAAATCATTAGGGTCAGTGTTTGTTATGGATACTTGGACTGATAGATTAGTTGCAGAGTACACTGGGCGTAGGTTAGCAGATGACTTCTATGAAATAACACGTAGATTGTGCTTGTTTTACAGAGCTGTGAACAACTATGAGCAGAATAAAAAAGGTTTATACGCTCATTACAAGAAGATGAATTCACTTCATTTGTTAGCTGAGACACCTGAGATACTTAAAGATGTAGCAAACGCTACTATATCTAAAGTTGGAAACAGGAAATACGGTACTACAGCTACAGCTCAAGTAAATGATTACGCTTTAAGATTAATATTAAGATACTTAGTTACAGGTGCTTATGGAGAAGAAGAAGATAGTAATATTCAGAACTTACACAAATTAAGATTTTTAGGAACCGTAAAAGAACTTATAGCTCACAATAAAGACGGTAACTTTGATAGGGTTTCTGCTCTAGGTATGTTGATGATTTTAAAAGAAGATAAGTACGCAACGTTAAAGCGTAAAGATGAACAGAAAGAAAGAGAAGTTGGTTTAGAGCAAGATGAGTTTTTTACTGAAAGGTGGTCTCAGGATCTATTTTAGCTATAATCAGTAAATCTATATTTGCTAAACCTATTGTTAGACACAATTAAATTATTAAATTTTGTAGCTTATGAGTTCAACAGATAAAGTAATACATTTTCCAGCACAAAAGAAACCTCTAAAGCAGAAAACAAAAGAGTGGAGGAAGCAGAATATAGACGCTGCAGAAGACTTCTCTTTTAACAGGCATGAAGGTTTGCGTAAGAGCGCAAAGAATAAACAGATAAATTATGATTTATACAGTGATATTCTAGATCAAGATGATGTAGAAAGAACTTGTAATCCCTTTAAACTAAAGAATTTATCAGCACCTGCTCAAATGCAGAACTATCCTATAGCTAATCCAAAGATTGACCTGCTATATGGTGAAGCTCTTAAGCGTAAGCTGGATATAAGAGTTAGAGTAGGTAATGCTGATGCAGTATCTCAAAAAGAAAAAGATTTAAAAGAGCAGTTTTCCAATCTTATAATGGAAGAAATACAAAGAGGTGCTATTGATGAGAAGGATATGCAAAAGAAACTTGCTGACTTTGAGAGATTTAGGACTTATGAGTATCAAGACCATAGAGAAGAAATGGCTACTCACATACTAACACACCTACAAAAGAAATTAAAGATAGAAGGTAAGTTTGCTAAAGGATTTAAAGATGCTTTACTTGTTGCTGAAGAAATCTATCAAGTAGATGTAGTTGCTGGAGAGCCAATAATGGAAAGGCTTAATCCTAAACATGTAAACGTTGTTAGATCTGGTGAGTCACCTTATATAGAAGACGCAGATGTTATTACAATAAAGTCTTGGTATTCTCCAGGAAGAATTATAGATGAATATCATGAAGAGCTTGACCCTAAAGAGATTGACATGCTTGAGACTGGTTCTTTTGCAGGTGGAGGAGGATCTGATGGTATAGGAGAGCGTAAGCCAATAAACCTAGATCCAGATACTTTTGATACAGACTGGTTTGGAGGTGATGATTTTGGTAATGTATTTGATGAAGATGGAAACATCAGAGTAGTCAAAGTATTATGGAAGTCTAGAAGAAAAATGCTAAAAGTAACTAAACTTAACAGGTTTGGTAATGAGGAAGTAACCTTAGAAGATGAAAACTTCCAGATAAATAAAGATTTAGGTGAGAAATCTAAAGTTCTTTGGGTTAATGAATGGTGGGAAGGACACAAAATAGGTGGATCTTCTACTCAAGGTGATGACAGAGCAATATATGTAAGAATGCAACCAAGACCTATACAGTTCCGCAATATGGAGAATCCTTCTAAGTGCAGTCCTGGAGTTATAGGAACCATTTATCAAACTAATGACAACGGATCTGTTTCATTAATGGACAGAATGAAGCCTTATCAGTACATGTACAATGTACTAATGTATAACACTGAATTAGCTATTGCTAAAAACTACGGTAAAATAATGTCCTTAGATTTAGCTAAAGTTCCAGAAAATTGGAAGATTGATCAGTGGTTATCTTTTGCGCAAGGAATGAACTTAGCTGTTCATGATTCCTTCAAAGAAGGTAACAAAGGAGCTGCAACAGGAAAGTTAGCAGGATCACAACAAGCGTCTCAGCCTGTTATTGATATGGAGATGGGTAACACTATTCAGCTGTATATCAGTATGCTAAGTTATATTAAGCAAGAATTAGGTGAGGTAGCAGGTGTTTCTGCTCAAAGACAAGGACAGATTTCCAATAGAGAAGCTGTAGGTAACGTAGAAAGATCTACAATACAGTCTTCTCATATAACTGAATACTGGTTTGCTGAGCATGAAGCTACTCAGGTTAGAGTATTAGAAGCTTTATTGGAAACAGCTAAGTATGCTTGGAAAGATAAAGAAAATATTAAAGCTCAGTATGTTCTTGATGAAGGTAGTACTTCTATTTTTGAAATAGATGGACAACAATTCAATGAAGCAGATTATGACATAGCTATTACTACAGGCTCAATGAATGATAACTTGAGAGAAAGCTTAAAGCAACTTGCTCACGCAGGTATGCAGAATGGAATGATCAATTTCTCACAACTGTTAGACATTATGACTACTAACTCAGTAAGTGCTATTAAGCGTAAGATTGAAAGATCTGAAGAAGACGCTAAAGCTGCTGCTGCAGAACAACAGCAACAAGAACAGCAAATGGCTCAAGCTCAATTACAGCAACAAGCTGCTATAGAGCAACAAAAAGCACAAGCTGATATTGATAAGCAGTTGAGAGAATTAGAAGATAACCAAAAAGATAGAGATAATGCTATTTTGCTTAAACAGCTAGATATCCAAGCCAAACAATCCATAGAAACTAGTAGCGACAACTTAGAAGAGTTGAAACTAACCGCTAAGAAACTAAATGATGAGTATGAGATTAAGGCAGGAGAACTAGCTGAAACCGTAAGGTCTAATAAAGCAAAAGAATCAAATGAGGTGAAAAAGATTGCAGCTACTGCTGCTGCTAAGAAGTCAGTTTCATCTAAATAGCTATAAGTAAGAGGCTTATAGTTGGTATATGACCTCAAAATGTTTGGGATTTTAGAAAAGAATGTATTTAATTTGTAATTGTAATAGGGAAGATTATGGGAGGAGAAGATTTATTTGGGAGTCTTGGTGCTGATTTTTTGTCAGATCAAGAAGTAAATGAGAGTGTAAATGAAGAAGCAGGTTTTGACCCAATAACTGGTGAAGTTTTTGGAGAAGCAAATTCAGAAGAAGCTCCCAGCAAAGATGCTGGATTAGAAAAAGAATTAGAATTTGTAAACAGTGAAGAAAAAACAGAAGCAAGTGAAGGTCTAGAAGAAGGATCTGATGTTGACAATGAAGATATTGATGAAGATACCCCAGACTCAGAAGAGTCTCCCTCTTCTCCACTTACTTCCTTGACTTCTGCTCTTCATGAGGATGGGGTACTCTCATCACTTACAGCTGAAGAATTAAAAGAAATTAAATCCGCAAGTGATTTAATGGGCGTAATTAGAAAGCAGGTAGAGAGTAATGAATACTCTGATTTAACAGATGATCAGAAAGAATACCTAAAAGCAATGAGGGCTGGCGTGCCTGATGCAACTTACAGACAGTCTAAACAAACTGTAGATCAGGTCAGTAAAATTGACCCTTCTAAGTTAGAAGATGAAGATAGTGAGGATTTTAGGAGGCAAATATTGGTTCAAGATTTCTTAAGTAAAGGATTTGACCAAGAAGACGCTGATAAATACGCAGGACGTTCTATAGATCTTGGTGAAGACATTGAGGATTCTAAGAAAGCTTTAAGTAGACTTAAGGCAACTGAAGAAGAAAGGTTAAAAAACTTAACTGTAGAAGCTGAAGCAAATAAGAAAGCTGCTCAAGAAAACTACAACAAAAGAGTCAATGACATTAAGCTTAAGGTGAACGCCACTAAGGAGATTCTGCCTAACATTAAGATTAATGAAGCTACTCAAGGTAAAATCTTTGACTTAATGACAAAAACTGCAGGTTATGATAAAAACAATAACCCAGTAAATGCAGTAGTTAAGAACATGATGGAAGACCAAGACTATGTAATTAAGTTAAACTACTTGCATGAGTTAACTGATGGTCTTAAAGACTTTAGTTCTTTAACTGGAACTGTTGGTAGTTCAGCAGTAAACAAGCTAGATAAAGCTTTACAAGCTCAAGATGCTAAGATCAAGTCAGGTAATTCTGAAAAGAATACTGCTAGAAAGAAAGCTACAGGACTTCTAAATGCATTAGACGGTATTTTATAAATTGAAAACTTTTTAAATTAAATATATATGTCACAATTATCATTTTTACAAATGACAGACGCTTCCGCTTGGAAGGGTTTGACCACAGAAAACCACTTGGGAGCTATCTGGAAGCAAGATCCTCACAAGGTTTCTGACTTGATCACTAAGATCCAGGCAGCTAACTTTGGGAATAACATTGATACAATGTTAGCTCAATTTCCAACTTTGGAATTTTCTGATGAAAGAGATTACACTTGGGAACTAAGTTCTCCAGCTGTAGAAAATGTTGCTCTTGTTGAAGCAAGGATTGACGGTACTGCAGTAGTTGCTACTGATGAGGCTGGAAAAAACTTCTCAGAATTTGAGCTAGTATTCCCTATTGATTATTTTGATGATACTCAAGTAATTGTGGGTGAGAGGAATGAACTTTATCCTGTACTAGTTGTAGGAGCAGGTATTCCTGAAGGAACTAACATGGTATATACTTGTAGGTTGAATACAGGTGATGCTGACTTGTTTATTCCTTTTGAAGAAATTGTTTCTGGAAAAAGATTCTCTGGTGAATATTCTCCAGTAGAAGCTAAGTTCTCTGAAACTGGTCATCAGCCAAGGTACAAAGGTAACATCACTATGCGTAACGCGTTTACTCACTTACGTATGAAGAAAGTTACTCCTGGTAACATGACTTTAAGGAAAATGGGTACTAAGTTACAAGATCCACGTTCTGGTAAAAACTTTACTGTATGGCAAGATTATGAATCTTTTGTTTTTGACAGAGAGTTTAGAGATGACATCAACAGAATGTTAATGTACGGAACTGCTAACAGAACTGAAGATGGTGGTTATGAAGTAGCTGGTAAATCAGGTTACAAGATTGTACAAGGTGCTGGTATCCGTCAGCAAATGGAAGCAGCTAACACTGAATTCTACAATGACTTCTCTATTGAAGATTTAACTGAAAGATTGTTAGATTTATCAGAAGGTAAAATTTCTGGAGATCAGAGAAAATTTGTTATGAGAACTGGTGAGCGAGGTGCTTATTTATTCCACAAAGCTTTAGAAGAATTCTCTCAACTATATACTCCTGCTCAAGAGCAAATGAGGATTGGTAAAGGGAAAGCTCCAGCTGGAGTTTCAGTTTCTAAGCCAATGGGCTACGGTGGACAGTTTGTTGAGTATATTGGGCCAAACGGAATAGAGGTAACTCTTTCTATTGATTCTATGTACGGAAACAGAGACCGTAACAAGATACAGCATCCTGATGGAGGTGTAGCTGAGTCTTACAGGTTTGACATCATGGATGTTGGAACTTCTGACGGACAGCCAAACATTCAGAAAGTTTCTGTAACTGGTATGCCAATTATTCACAAGTATGTTGCAGGATTGAGAAATCCATTTGATCCAGCAGGAGCTGTAACAGCAGTTGGTAATGCAGTAGATGCTTGGGAAGAGCACAAGATGTATATTGGAGGTGTGATTGTAAGAGATCCATCTAAGACAGCGTCTTTCATTCCAAACATTCTTTCACATCAATAAAAAACATGGGGCTAAGTTATGTAGCTTAGCCCCTTTTTTATTACCTTAGCAATTATTAATTTTTAAACTAACCATAAAAGGAGAAGAAATGGGAGAAGTAAAGAAAAAGGTATTTGATCTTAAAAAGGACTTTGAAGGAAAGACCGTTAAGATTTTACCAATCAAAAGGAGCACTTGGATTACAGATCCAAACCATGAAGCAGCGTTTTTAGTAGGCCCTGCAACAAGAAATTATTCAGCACCAATGGACAGGAATGGAAACATTGTATGTCCACTAACTGATGAAGAAAAAGCTTATTTTGAAAACCCAGAAGTTTCTGGAATGTCATATAAAGCAGGAGATTTGTCTCCATATAAAGAAGCAAACAACTTTTGGAAGCGTCATAAAATAAGACTAGGTAAAGACCCTAAAGTTTTAAAGCTAGACCAGCCAAAAGATTATATAGATTATAAGTTGTTGTTGTCAAATAAGGATGAGATTGCTCCTTCTTATGACCAACACAAAAAGAAAAGAAGCTACAAGTTTATGGTTGTTTCAGAAGAAACTGAAGTAGACACAAGGCTTACAAAGCAAAAGAAGCTACAAGAAGCTTACATGTTCCTTGGAAAAGTTAATGAAAACAAAGAGGAAATGTCTAACTTACTTAGAATCCATGGAAAAAGGATTCCTCTTGATGCTACTGAGAAGTGGTTGCAGGATGAAATGGGTAAGATGATTAATTCTGACTTGGATGCTTTCTTAGCCATTGCTAATGATGCAGACAGAAAGACAAGATTGTTAATCTTAGATGCTGTTGAAGCTGGTATTGTTACCAAAGACGGACGTAAGTATTTCTTACAAGGCGGTGAGCCATTATCAGGGCCAGGTGAGGTTCCATTAATGGATACAGCTGTTAAGTTTTTGAAAATGAAAAAGAATCAAGACATCATGCTTGATATTAAAGCAAGATTAGAAACCGCTAAAGATTAATAGATGACTTCAGTAGAAATGGAAAATGAGTTCTTGATCCACTATGACAAGATAACTAACTTTGACGCACCAGGCTATGAGTCTGATGAGATTAGTAGGTTTCTTACACAGGCGCAGGAAAGACTTATTCTCCATATTGTAAATCCTAGAGGTAATAAATATGTTACTGGGATTGAAGTCACTGAGAAAAGGCGTAAAGATTTATCTGAGTTACACAGAGATGGCATTGGTGTCATCTCTGCTAACCAGACAGGGTCTAAAGCTGACGGAACGTTCTTTGATTTACCTACAGATTTTTTGTACACTCTTCAAGAGGAGGCTACAATTTCTTCAACTAGTCCATGTTATGATGGAGACACAGGAGTAGAAGTTAAGCCTATTACACATGATCTGTATATTAAAAATAGAAAAAACCCCCATAAGAAACCTTATGGAGAATTAATTTGGAGGATGGACTTTAGTAGAGATACTATTGGTACAGGCCCCAAGAGGCATGAGTTAATAACAGATGCTGCTACTACGGTAACAACCTATTCATTTAGATACCTTAGAAGACCGCAACCTATTATCTCAGATACCTCAATTATTGAAGGACTTGCTGGCCCTCTTGACTGTGAACTTGACACAATCATGCACAGAGCAATAATAGATGAAGCTGTAGCTATTGCAACTGGAATTACATCTCCAGAATTATGGCAGTTAGGTAGGCAGGAAGCTAGTCTTTCAGAGTAAATATGTATTTAGTAAATTTTTTGTATAATTAAAACTTAAATTAAAATGGCAACATTTTCAGAAAAAAACAAGATGTCACTGTTTGTGGGAGTACCAGGAACAGCAAAGACAGCAGGTAACATTTCTACACTTACTAGTGGAGAAATAGGAATCTTTACCCGTTCAAAAACAACAAGGTTAACAGAAGCAGCTGCTGTAGCAGGTGGTGAGTTTACTTTAGTAGAAGGTAAAGGTCTAAAGACTCCTTTCACAAGTGACGTGATTAGTGGAGCTAATGTATCAAAAGTAACTAGAGCTGTAGCAGTTCCAGCAACTGAAAAAGTTGACTACATTGGATATAACACTACTTCAGGAGCAATTGAAGCTATCAATGATAACCTTTATTTTGTAAGGCTACACATTGATCAGTCAATTACTAACAGCCAAGGTGGTGGAATTTTAGTAAAGCATGGGCAGTACAAGTCTGATGCAACTGCTACGCAAGTAGAAGTAGCTGACGGTTTAGTTTCTAGCTTCATCAACAACTTCTCAAGAGAAGCGTCTAAGTACATCAAGTTTGAAAGAGTTACTAACTCTACATTGACTCCTAACACTACTGGTGCTTTAACTGTAGTTAATGGTAGTAAATATGTAACTGCTGCTACGGATATTGACAATGGTGGTTCTGTTGCAGGAGACTACATGGAAATTGGTGGTATTGCTTACAAAGTTGTTGCTTACAACGTTGGTGGTGCGCAAGTAGCAGAATTAGATATTCCTTACCAAGGAGTTTCAAATGCAGCTTTAGCTGGTTCTGGTTTCTACAGTGTAGCTAGTGCTGCTGCTGGTGACTGGGGAATTAAATTAACTGGTCTTCCATTGAAGTTTTCAGTTGGTAAATTCAACTACAGAAAAGCTAAATGGGTTACTACTTTGCAAGGAGCTGGTACTACTGCTGTAACTGAAGCTGTTGGTGCAAATCCAGGAGTTGGAACTTATGAGCAAGCTGCTGAGTTAGAATTCTTCTACAAAGGTAATGATGGTGAGTATTTCAGAATGGGACAACCAAATATTTTCCCTGCTCCAGTTGTTACTGATCCTACTGCAACTTATGATGCAATTGTCATTGAAGTAGTTGAAGGTGGTGAAGGAGATGTTACTGTTAACAAGCGTCAAAAGCAATACATGTTATTGATTCCAAATGCAACTCCAGCTTGGGCTGATGGTGCTACAGCGGATGATATCACTGATGTTATTGAAGACCTTTGTGAAGGTAAGCCAGTGTACGGTGGTGCTGTTACTGCATCAGGTGGGCCTTTGGCAACTGGTGATTTAGCTCTATAAAATAGTATAATTAACCAATTCATAAAAGGAGGGATGGTCTGGAGTTCCTAGACGCCCTCCTTTTTTTTAACTCAAAAAAATTATAATATGGCATTAGTACCAGTAATTACAGCATGCTTAAGTAATAAGTGTCAAACGTTAAAAATAACAGACGCTACTGGTGTCTATGACGCTACTAACAACACAGGAGGATGGGAAACCCCAAATATTGCAGGATCTGCAGTAATCTCAGCGTCTATAACCATAACTTATCCAAACGGTGCTACACAAGTAGTAGACGTTTTATCTCAAATTCCTGCTACCGTAACTGGTAGTTTCACATTTACAGGAATTACTCTTACAGGTTACCAAGATGGTATAACTACTATTAGTTATAGCATTAGTGATGGTACAACTGATTACAAAGGAGAAATACAGAAATTATTTACATGTAATGTTAGAGCTTGCATTGATAAAATGTGGGTAGATGTTGCATGCCAAACCTGTCATGGTAACTGTGACTTAGGAAGTTTAGTAGATGATGCTAATCTTGCTGAAGGTTTATATAAAGCATTATGCTCAGGTGCTTCCTGTTGTGATATTTCTTGCACAAATAAAATTTTAGATTCCTTGAAAAACTTATGTTCTTGGGAAAATTGTAACTGTTAATTAACTTAAAAAAAATATATTATGGGATGTGGATGTTCATCTAATTGTAACTGCTCAGACGCTATAACTTTACCTACACCTGCACCTGGTGCTCCTGGAGCTAATGGAGTATTTGGTGGATGGTCACAAAGAATGGTTTTTGACACAACTACTTCTGCAAGTCCTCTTGCAAACAACATGAGAATGAATAACGCTGCACCTGCTAGTGTCACTCAACTTTATGTAAATGATTTAAATGCAGACGGTAACAATATTGATCCGTTCTTAGATGCTTTTGACAATAGTGGATCTTTTGGAAAAGTAAAGCTTTTCAAACAGTTTGATAGTAATAAATTCTGGATGGGAGATGTTACTGGAGTTACTGATAATGGAGCTGATCACACTCTTGATGTAAGCTATGTAGCACATAACGGTACATTTGATGCAAGTGATAGTGTTGTTATTTCATTTACAGCTAACGGAGATAGTGGAGTTGCTTATGTTTCAGGTACTTACTCTCAGATAAGCTCTATGGTTGGTTCACTAATTCCTGGAGGAAACTACATTCTTACAGATTATGAAACTAAACATGAAGTACCAGGAACTGGTATAACTAATCAAGCTTCTGCATCTTATGTTGCAAAGCCTGAGCAGTTGAAATTAACAGCTAAAGATTCTACATCTTTTTTCCATGAGGTAGAGTCAATAGATAACCCAGAAGATGATATTTTATATAATTTTGCAGACAACACTATTTTAGGTCAGGCTAGACCAGGTATTATATACAAAAGAAAAAATAACACCACTGATGTAGAAGCTTGGTTTGATGTAAGAAACCACGTAGTTGCTAGATATGGATTAGACGTTTCCTCTATTGCCTATGTAGCTGATCCTGTAAATAGAGGTGATATAGTTTCAACTGGAAGCCTTATACAACTATCTGTCAGAGATGGAGCGGCTCTAGGAAACTTTAGACTAATTGAAGACATTAGCTGGATAGATCAAGGATGCCATTTTAATGCAAACGTAAGTTTATTTGGAAATACTATTAACTATGATCCTTCAAGTATAACATACCATGAAGCTATTGGGTCTGTATCTGTAGGGACTGTAAAACTTGCTGCAGGAGTTAATGATGTAATAGTTGAAACTTCTAACAATATTAACATTGAGAAGGGAACTAACAAGGTTTGTATAATGGGTTCTAGTGATGTAACATTAGGTGCTGATTCATCTCAAGTTATACTTCACGGAGTTCAAGGAGTTAATATAGGTAGGGAAGCTAGTAATGTTTACATAACTTCTTCAAATAATATAGAAATTGGAAAAAGCGTTTCTGGCGTATTTGCTTATAACTCAAGTACTTTGAAGTTAGGTGATAATCACACTGACTTAATGTTGCATAAAAGTAATGAAACAAGAATAGGTAGCGGTGGAAGCAATATCACTATGAACAGGTCTTCTAATCAGAACACTATAGGTGACAATTGCGCAGGTATCTCTCTAGGAAATTCT